TGCAATTTGATAGAGGTTATAAGTCACATTACTTTGTTACTGATAATAACACAATGACTTGTACTCTTGAGAATCCATTGATTCTTATTGCTGATAAACGTTTTACTTCAATTAAAGAATTACTCCCAGTACTAGAGGCAGTATCTAATCAAGGTAAGCCATTGTTTATTATCGCTGAAGACTTAGATGGTGAAGCACTTGCCACACTTATTGTAAATAAGATGCGAGGTACTATTAAAGTATGTGCTGTTAAAGCTCCTGACTTTGGTGATCGTAGAAAATTACTTTTAGACGACATTGCGATTTTGACAGGAGGTGAGGTATTTAGTACTGATAAGGGCATGAAGCTAGACAAATTTGATTGGAAATGGTTTGGTGAAGCTCGTTTAGTAACAGTAACAAAAGACCAAACAACACTAGTTGATGGAAAAGGAGAATCTGAGAGAATTCAAACACGTATTGAAGAATTACAACAACAAATCGAAAAAGCAAAGACCCCTTTCGAACAAGAAAAATTACAAGAAAGACTTGCGAAGTTCGTCGGAGGAGTAGCAATCATTCACGTAGGAGGTAATACAGAAACCGAGGTTAAAGAAAAGAAAGACCGCGTGGACGATGCTTTGCAAGCCACTAAAGCTGCAATTGAAGAAGGTATTGTACCAGGTGGTGGTTCTGCTCTATTATATGCTCGTGAAGCAATTACAAATAAAGATACTGTAGGTGGAGGAATTGTATGGAAAGCATGTGCTTCACCATTCATGAAGATTCTTTCTAATGCTGGTTATGAAGAAATGGAAACATATCAGGTTATTAATAACTTATTTAATGTCCGTGATAACTGGAGAGGTTATGATCTTGAAGCACAAAAGTTTGTTGATATGAAACAAGCTGGAATTATAGATCCCACCAAGGTCACAAGAACCGCAATTGAAAATGCAGCATCTGTAGCCGGAACAATTCTATTAACTGAATGCACTGTTGTAGACAAGCCTGAAGATAATAAGCAGGATGATATGATGGGTGGAATGGGAGGAATGTATTAATGAAAATCGAGATCCAAGAACAATTAGAACTAATTGCCACGCGTGTCCCTCCAGGGGACCGCTGGTCTTTAGTGGGCGATAAGACTAAAGTATATAGTTCAATAACTGATACTTTAGAAGCGTATTTTCAACTAACTAGGAGAGCATGTGAATATAGATTAGCTCCTCTAAAAAGTGAGTTATATGCTATTCACTCTCAAGAAGTTGAAATTGCACCTGAGCCACCTAAACGTTATGACATTTACGGAGACTATGAATAAATTTTAAATTAGGCTTGCAAATGCAAGCCTTTTTTAATATTTATAAGTATGATAAAATTAACTGATCTATTAAAAGAAATTACTGAGGCTAAACAAGTAGGTAACTTGTATCATTTTACTCCTCTATCAAATCTAAAAAAAATCTTAGAGACTAGGTATATTTTTTCTAATGAAGAAGGATATGTATCTACTTCTATACGCCCAAATATGGAAACTAGTTATCTTCAAAACATGAAAACAAAATCAATAGCAAGATTGATGTTTGATGGAGATAAAATTAGTACTAAATATAAGATCCGTCCTTTTTCTTATGATGGAGCCTTCAACTCAGATAATCCTGAAGATTTAGGAGAAGAACAAATAATGATACCTGGTGATAGATTTAATTTTATTCCTTATCTTAAACGTATAGATATATTTTTAAATAAAAAAGATAGTGTGAACCCTAAAATACTTGAACTTTTAGATAAAGCAAATATACCCTATAAAGTATATCAAGGTACACCTATATCTAATATTCCTTATAATCAACCTAAAACTGGCAACCCTGAAGATATTAATATAAAGAATATTCCTGAAAAAAGAACCTACACTAAAAAAGAAATGTATTACCCTAATATGAAAACAACTTTTATTAAGGTATATGCTAACTTAAATGTTTTAAACAATACACCCTCTGCTCAAGATAAAGGAATATTAGCAGGCATATCCTCAGAATATCCTGATTATTATCTTATAGCAAGTCGATCTGATTACGGAAATGGCATAGAATGGGTAAATTCAAAAGGTGAAAAATTAAATACTAAAATTATTCCTATACCTATGTTTAATGATCCTAAATGGAGAGAAACATGGAAAAAAGTTATACCTCCTGATAATTATTTTAATGAGAGACTTATTAAAGATTCTTATATCCTTATACCTAAAAACGAGGTAGATTAAAATAGGCTTGGGAAACCAATCCTTTTTTATTATATTAAGTTATATGAAAGAAAATAGTTTATTTGTAGAACGATATAGAAGTAAAACATTAGATGAGTATATTGGTAATGAGCAATTAAAACAAATTGTATCTCAATATATTAACAACAATGATATCCAAAATCTATTATTGTATGGTACACCTGGTACAGGTAAAACCACATTAGCTAAACTTATAGTCAACAATATAAATTGTGACTTCCTATATATTAATGCATCAGATGAGAGGGGGATCGACACTATTAGAGATAAAGTGCAGGGTTTTGCCTCAAGTGCTTCATTCAAACCCCTTAAGATTATTATCTTAGATGAAGCTGATTTCTTAACTATTCAGGCCCAAGCGTCATTAAGGAATATTATCGAGACATATTCTTGTACTACACGTTTTATCTTAACATGTAACTATCTTGAACGTATCATCGATCCCCTTCAATCCCGATGCCAAGTATTAAAAATTACTCCTCCATCTAAAAAAGAAGTAGCACAGCATGTTGCTAATGTTTTAGAACAGGAAAGTATTAACTATGAATTAAATGATTTAGTATTAGTAGTTAATAAACATTATCCTGATATTAGAAAAATACTTAACACTTGCCAAGTAAATAATGTTAATGGTAAGTTAGTAATTGATAATTCAATTTTAGCCTCAAGCAATTACACAGATGCTATTTTAAAAGAACTTAAAGCAGCAAATAAAAACAGCTTTAAAAACATCAGACAAATACTAGCTGATAGTAATTTGGATGATTTTGAAGAAATTTATAGATTCTTATATGATAATTTAGATGAGTATGGTAAAGATGACTTAACCAAAGTATCAATTATTATTGAAATAGAAAACTATATGTACCACGCCAATTTCAGAATTGATAAAGAAATCTCAGTCTGTGCCTTGATTGCCTCTATATTAAAAATCATTACTTAGGATTATTTCTTTATCAATTTTGATGAGATAAAAATAAATTAGGAAAATATACATCTTTTAACTATATTTGGGAATATAAAAAATAAAAAATAAATTAAAACAAAAAGTTATGAACCTAGAACCACAAGTAAAAGAACCATCATCTCAATATTTTTTACAAGAATATGAGATAAACATCAAATTCATGGCACGAGGATGTGTAATAAGAGTAGGTTGCGAAGAGATTCCATTTGAATCAGTAGAAACAGCTATGGCAGCTTTAAATAAGTATGTACAATCACCTGCTGAAAGTCAAGAATTTTGGCGTAAAGAATTTTTATAAACTATAACAAACAATACAATAAAATGAGTAAGACAGAACAACCACTTAATGTCAATGTAGACATTAAATCATCCACCCCACTTATTTCACCTGATGGTAATCATGTGTTTGCTGAGGGTGTAATCATTCGTAAAGTATCTAAATTTGTAGCGGGCACAGCTGAAGATGCTATTATTCCTATTCCTGTAATGTATGATGCTAAGACAGGTAAGATTTTAGTAGAGTTGTTGCCTAAAGAACTCCGAGACGAATATGCAAATATTTGATTGGCTTAAACAAATTACTTACGAAAAACAATCTTGGGACTCATTTACTGAGGAAGACAAAGTATCATTTAATCCATATATGATACATCGTTTCCTCAGTATGAATCCTGAGTATATTGAGTTTGTAAATTTAATTCAAAATATTCCTTATACTGAAAAGGAAAAAATATATAAACTATATTTATATATGATTCCAAAGAAAAACATGTTTTTAAAATATATTAAATCAACAAGAACCAAAACTAAAGAAGAGCTATTACAGCA